TCGGTGATCCGCATTGCCTTGGCTGTACCTGAAAATCGCTGAGTCGCGTTCAGGATTTCCACCTCGGTTGCTGCCGACGTGTTGCCCAAATAGTTGATCATGTCGCCAAACTTTTGGACGCGGGCAAAGTCAAGCCGCCCGGTCGTTTGGTTCATAAACCCGAACGCGTTTGAAAGCTTACCCAGTCGGGTAGCTGTTTCGCCTGGTGCAATATCGAAGGCCGTGGACATCTTGGCCGTCGTGTCCACAAACCTGCTGATATCATCCTTCGCAACACCCAAAGACCCGGCCGATTCAGCAATATCGGCTAGCCCCTTTTGGCTGATGGGGATGGTGCGAGACATCGCCTTGATTTCGTTGCCAAGTATTTGGGTGTCTTGGGCGCTCAGTCCGGTGGTCTTCCGAACGGCCGCCATCGCATCTTCAAATTCTTGGAATGCCTCAAGGCTCCCACCAATCGCCCCGATCACCGGCCGCCCGATTAAGTTTGCAGCCGCATCGAACCCAGCCATCGCGTCGGCGGCCCGTCCCATCCCGCGCTGCAACCGACCGGCTCCTTTTGCCGCGTCATTCGTTGCACCGCCAACCCCCCTTGCTGCTCTTTCGGTGGCTTTTTGGGCGCGTTCGAGTTTAGACAAAATGCTGTCGATCTTCGCAGAAGCTTGATCGACAGCATTAATCGTGATTGTCAGTGAAGTGCTAGCCACGCTTGCCCTTACCCTTATTGCGGGCTTTTTCGATTTCCCGGTGCTCTCTTTCCGCGTAGAGCGTCACCTCATGCCACCAATACCGGGCCGTCCGAAACGTCATCCCCCTGACTTCGGTGAGGGAAAACCCTCCAACCTTGACCAGGGCCAAGACGTGCGACCCGGTTAGGATTCCCCCTCTGGGAATTGCTTGGAGACCGTATTGACGATCATGGTTCCGTCCTTCAGGGATAGCGTCCGGTATTGCTCGTAAGTGAGCGGCTGCCCATCAATTGTCACTAGCCGCGTAATCAGGAACGCCAGCACCTTTTGTTGTTTGCCACCGCTCTCGATTTGTGCGGCCTCAAGGTCAGCCATCGTGCCCTCGCGGATCACAGCCACCCGCCCAGAAGGAAGCGTGATCGCTTGATCGCCCGGATTGAGCACTTGAGTTTCAATCGCTTGGGTGGTCTCTAACTCTTTCGCCACGGTCTCAACTCCTTAAAAACTAAGCAACGTTACCCAGCACGGCCCCTTGGATTCCCAAGTTGGCCCTCATCCGTTCGAGCAAGTCCACACCCTTGACCCGATAAATGTTGGCGGCCACATCGAGCGCTAAAATCTCTTGCCCGTCGTAGGTCTTGGAGTAGTAAGTGGGGTTCATCACATATTCCCACTCAGCCAACTCACCACCCGACAGGTCGCCTCCTGGGGTTTCTTTGAAGCGACCGCGCAAGACCACAATCAACGGTTTTTCATCGGCTAAAACGCCGCCGCGATAGATTTCCACGTTTTTGCGAACAATCAGTTCGTGCTGATTGATGTGATCGCAAGCGGCCGCGTCAAGTTCAGGATGGTAACTGGTGCATGTGATCGTGGATTCCAGTGGCTCCATCTTCAGGCGATACTCTGGTTTTCCGATCAAGGCCAGCGAAGCATCTTCCTCGGTCTCGGTCTCGATTGTGGGCAATTCGATTTCATCGATTACCCCGTCAAGCAAAACACCGTTCAGGCGAGCTGAGGCGCGGACAATTTTTCCAATATCTACTGACATGGGCTAGCCCTCCACTGGGTCTATTGTTGTTGAGTCGCAAAGATTTGAGGGGTTAACCGTCACTGCCTTCGGTGGGTGGCCGGTCTGGGTTAAACCGTTGCATTGGGCCAAACTGAGAGGCATCACCGCCCCTAAGCTCTTGCTCGATTTCCGCAATTTGTCGAGAGTACCGACCCGGAAAAGATCGCTCAAGCTGGTTGAGGGATTGAGTCAACCGAGCTAATGCAATCTTGTAACGCTGTTTGTAATATTCTTTGTGGTCGTAAGCGACGCGAGCAAAGTCAATCAATTCAGCGTGTTTGGCTTGGATTGACTCGACCCGCTCTTGCTCTCGATCAAGGTCGGCTCGCAATTGAGCAATCGTTTCCCGGTCGGTTGATCGAGCTGTTTCGACAATGTATCTTTCCCGTTCACTCAGTCGGGACTCCTGAACCTCCCATAGCTCGCGTTTTTGTTGGCGTTGCTTTTCGTTAAACTCTGCAATTTTGCCCAGGATTGCCCCAAGCCCAGCAAGGATTGCAGTGATTTCGATTGCGTTATCCTTGACAAGTTGAGCGATGTTGTGGGTGTTAGCTGGATCGACTGACATTATGGAAACGCCGCAATCGTATCGAAGCGGTGGAATTGGACAGGACGTTACTAAAAACGCTCCCAGAAATCCACGCAAAACTCGCAAATCTTAGCCCTTGCTCTGCCAAGAAAGATTGCAAAGAAATTACGCTCAACACCCCGATCAACAAATACTTCCAGCTACGCCAGACCCACCCAATCCGATAGAATTCCTTCAGGGTTCTTGCGAGAATTCCTGTCAGGTAGATCCCGGCATAGCCGTACAATTCCCGTTCTGTGACTTCTGGATTAACCGCCGTGACCCCAACCCAGAGAGCGAGTGAAAGTAGGAGCAGGGGATCGGTCAAAATCCCCCGGACGATGATCATTAGGCGGCCACCGTCCCCAGCGAAGAGAGTCGCGTGATGTCGATCCGCTGCTCAAAAACGATCCGTTGCGCCCCTGGCATTGGAGTTACTTCGTAATCGAACCGAACGATTCCCTTGGCTAACTCAGTGGGTGGGTTCTTCCTGCGGTCGTAAGAGCATTTACCCCAGACGATGGCCCCGAGTGTCACCTGGAAATCCAGAAACGCATTGACCGTGGCCGGCACGTTGGCGATCACCGTGTTGAGGGGTTGATCAATATAGATGAGGCAAGCCCGTTCGAGTGCGAACTGCATCACGTCCAGAGTGCGGCGTACCGAGACCAAATTCTGGATCTCAGCACTGGCCGGGTAGCCTGCGGAGTAAGCCCCCCAAGAAACGAACCCGGTCGCATAATCCCGATAGATGGTGCTAATCCCGGCCCCCGTCAGCAGGTTCACTTCGCTGTTCGGGTCGTTATGCACCGAAGTCAACAACCGCTCCATACCCTGGACTGCGTTTAATTCTTTGTTGGATGGGCTGAACCAGTAGCCAAAATCCAGATCGGTCGCTGAGGCCATGGCCACCCAACGACGCGAGTAGGGTTCTAGCACTGCCTTGTTGAGCGTGGTATCGAAGGTCTCGACATGGGGATAGCAGAGAACGACCCGCTCGGATGATGTGAAGAAATTCTCAGCAGGGCCGGCCGATCCGCGTGACTCCAGAGCTTCTTGCACCGTCAGCCCCAAGGGAGCGTCAATCGCTGCAATGGCCCGCGTGTTTTCCACGTAAGCCTCAAGCGCTTGGGCTACCTCGATTCGGTCTGACCAGCCAGGGGCCGCGACTAGCATGGGTTGGAACCCGAGCCGCTGCATTGACCCTAACCAAGCCTGAATCCCGGTGCGACTGCCATCATCCAAGGTTTCACCGATGATTTCAGCGCTGGTTACTTCCGAAGGATATTCGTAGGAAACCGACACTTCAGCATTAGCCGCGATCCGTTGCTGCAATCCGTCAGTAACCCGCGTGATCGTGCCTGCGATAGGATCGATCACATAATCCCGATTTTCCTCGAACACCACGCTCGGTTCGGTGTAAGACACTCGGATGGCTGCATTGGGTGGAATCAGCCCGCTCGCCACCCGCGTGATCACCCCATCGGCATAGGTGAAATCATCGCCCAAGGTGTAGGTGGTAAAACCATCCAGGCTCGCAACCGTCCCGATCACCACCTTGGTATAGGTCACTCGCAATCGAGCGCCGGACGGGATTGAGCCACCGCCAACCCGGGTAATTACACCCGATGCCACCGTGAAATCCGTGGTCAGTGCGTAGGCCGTGCCCGACAGCGATTCCACCTTGAGGATGTCTGCGCTGGGTTCCCCGGTGTCGTAGAGGTTGCCGGACGCTCCAATCGTGCGCGTCACCTGTCGAGGCATGGTGATTGAATCAACGCCGGTATCGTAGACCGCGATCACCGTGCCCAATGCCGGGATCGTGCCGGTCGCCACGCGCGTGATTGTTTGGCCTGTGATTGTGTAATCCGTGGTGAGTGCGTAGGTTGCACCGGCGGGTGAGCGCAAAGCCACCAACGTTGCCCCGGTCGGTAGCGTCACCGTGCCCGGTGTGCCCACAAAGGTTAGGGATTCTGCGGTGCGAGTCGCGCCCTTGAATCGGAACGATCCAAGATAACCGGCCGTCCCCTCGATGGCGATTAGGTCGATATTGGCCTCACCTGGCTTGGTTCCTTCCAGGGTCAACACGTCGCCGTCAAAGCTAACGGTTTCAGCCGCAATGTTGAGATGCACCGCCGGATCGAACACATTGATCGCAATAATCAGCCCGCCGCCGTGATCGTCCCGGGCCTTTGCGTCGTAAGGCAGCGAGTAGCCGGGAAGTCTCGGGCCCAAGTATTGCGCCGCGTCACGGTCGTTGGCAATCAGCACCGGCTCGTTAATCTTGCGATCGCCTGCGGCCAATTTGTGGATCGGAGCCGTGCCGATGTAACCAATCGTGCTGGTTCGAGTAATCTGAACCGGAACCAAGCCGGTCGGAATTTCTACAAACTGAACGCCGCGAATAAATTCACCAATCGAGGCCATGAGCTAATCCTCATCTTTATAGGGAATCGTGAGCAATCGGGGCTTGGGTGGGTTGCCGTTCGGAGTGTGTGGATTGAGCGGGGGTGACTCAGGATCGTTGGGGTCTGAGAGGGTCGGATCTGGGATGATGGGCCGCCCCGCCGCGTCAAGGTCAGGCTGTCCTGGTGTTTGCAGGTCAAACAGGATTGCCTTGGCCAGGGGTTCGGGTTCTGGGGTGTTGTCAGCGACAGCCAAGACCGGCACTGAGATTTGTAGGGTGTATTGCCAAATCCTGCGAGTGCCCTTGTCGATTCCCTCGTAGGTGGCACGGGTCAAGGCGGCAACCGTTCGAGCGTGTGGCAACCTAGCCCCAATCAACCGGGATTGTGCGATCGCGACCATCGCTTCGACCGAATCCAGCTCGACATGGCCCAAGGCCACCACCCATAGCGCCTCACCCTTTTGGCTTGGAACCAAGCGGCCCTCGGATGTTGCCCACCGGATTTCGTCTAACCCAACCCAGCAATAGCCACGAAACGAGCCTTCTGAAACCTCAGCCTCAGCTAACGGGTTGGGCACTTTGGGCATCACCCCAAATGGCTCGAAAGGAACAATCAGGCGATCGATAATCCCAAGCCGCTGGTCAGCAATCCAACTCATTGCCACCCCTCAAGCCGTCGCTGCGTAAAGGTTTGAGGTACAGCGCCGTAGGAGATATAGCGGCTATCTAAGCCCGTTCCGAACTCTGGTGGAATTACCCCGCCGCCCTTGCCTTTATCTCGTAATCGAGATAGGGCTAGCTCTGCCTGAGTCCAAATGTCTTGCCCCTGTTGCGGGTCAAGGTGGTATCGGGCAAACGAGATCGCAATCCACTGGCGAGAGTCAAACTCAGGGGTGCTCCCACCCACTGCATTCCACTCCAGGTAAGGGCCGGCTGCTGAGTCGATCACCGCTGTGGCATGTTCGAGGTGGATTGACAACTTGGCCCAATCGGGTTCGGTTGCGTAATCCCGTCCCTCTCCATTGCCGTTTTGGGTGAGCCGGGTTGTTTCCTTCAGTCCGATGGCCCTGACAAAATCCGCCGGGGTCGCGTAGAACCCAGAGAGGTCAATGGCTTCAGGGTCTTCAGGTACGTTCCGCCCAAAGCAGGAATAGGAGATAGCCAACTCATCAGCCACCGGGATGCGGCCGCTCGGAACCCAGACCAGCTCACCCTTTTCGAGGTCTGCGAAGTAGTCCCCAGCATCACCCGCGATGGCCCGTTGGTAGGGCAGCGGCTCGATTGAACGCAGCTCAAGGGATTCAATCGGATAGGTCGCCAGTACGCCACCGGACGGGCCAATCAAAACCGGCTCGTTTGCCACCGTCCCCAACACAGTCGAGTAAGTGGCCAGCAGCACGGCATTGAGAGAAACCCGGCCGTTAGGGAGCCGCGTGATTTCCCCGGTCTCAAGATCGGCCGCGTAGTCCTTATCAGCCACCAGCAGCGAGTTAGTCGGCAGCACGCGCAAGTCCCAAATCCACTGATGAGGGAGTGAGATCTTGAGTGCGCCGTTAAACGTGCTAGTGATGGTAAAGGTTGCGGCCATGGCTATTCGCTGTCCTTGGGTGGGGTCGCTTTCTTCGGAGCAGGTTTAGGTGCTGCAACGGGTTCGGGTTCAGGCTCAATGAATAGTTCTGCGTAACCTCGCTGCAAGAATGTTGCAACCGAACTAGGCGGCAACTCGACAACCTCATCCGGTAAGCGCCGCACTCGATTGAGCGTGACGGGTACGAGCAATTTGTACTTAGCCACTAGATCACCTCCTGAGCCAAAAAGGCCGCGCCCTGTCCTGTGACCACAACCTGACGGTCGTAGTTGACCCCATAGACGATGCTCTTTTGGGCCCGTTCTTCGTAGGGCGTTTCGGCTGCTGGCATCCCATCCAACACATAGGTATAAAACGCAGAAGGCTCTTGCATCGAAACATCAATGGTTGGCGTGTAGGAAACGACACCGCGCCCGATGGCATTAGGGTTCACATAGGCCAAGATCGCGCTCTTGCCCCAAGCCATATCGCCCAATTCCTCGCCCTCTCCTTCTGCCAAATGAACCGCGTCACCCACGATCACTTGGGCTAATCCCCACATTTCAGCCAGCATTTCAGGGGTGAGCGTTTCCCGGCTGGTGTGTTTGATGCGGTCACGAATATCTTCGTGATCATCCAAAGCATCAAACACCTCGGAACCCAAAAACAAAGTGTTGGGTTTAATCCCAATCGAGCGCCGCACTTGCTGGGCCCAATCCTTGACTTGACGGAACGGGCGGGATCGGGTAGCACCCTCACCCACCGACCATTTGTCATTGCCAGTGAGGATCGTTCTGTGGTTCGCATCGTAGTTAGCCGGATTGGCCACCACGTCAGCGATTTCCTTTTCGAGGTTCAGGGCGTGAGCGCCCATGAGAGCCTGCATGGTGGCCGCTTCGTAGCCGATGCCAATCGTCCCCTCGGTTTCCTGAATCTCGGTTAAATCCGCCAAATGCTCCAGGGAGTGTTGATCAATTTCGTAGGGGTCGGCACTGTAGCCCCATTCGATCCGATTACTGTGCCCGCGTACCGACCGCTTCGTTTTGTAGGTCGCAAAGGCTTCTTTACCAAAAGCCACCACCTTGCCCGAACGCTTAGGCGACGACACAATCGGACAAAGAGCAGTGCCAACGAGCGTGGCATTTTTCCAGCCTCGAACGATGGTGGTCAGAACCGGATCAATTCCGATCCGGCGTTCTTTCAATGACATTGGCATAGTTAGAACCAGATGATGTTGGCGAGTTGGGGATTCGTAGCAGACGGGGGCGATGCCCACTCGCCTTGGGCGAAAACACCGACCGCATTAGCCGCGCTTGTTCCGACGATTGCTTGGCCGTTTGTGCCGGGGGCTGCAAAGGTGGCCGCCATCGTGCCGGAAAAGGTATAGCGGGGATAAACCGCCGTGCCCTGATCAGCGAAGTTGAAACCCGTGCCAACCCGAACGGAACAAAGCCCGCCGGTCGCCACCGTCACGACCTCGCCCGCTTGGGCCGCATGTTGGGCAATCCCGAGCTTTTGGGTAGCAGAAGTCCCGAGCTGGCCAGTCTGAACGTCCACAAAGTGGAACACGGGGATGTTGGTCGTTGCCTTGACGGTCAACACGTCTTCAGGGTGTTGCTGCGGAAATAGTCCTGCCATTAGTTACCCCCTACGGCCTTCAGGGCCTTTAAATAATCAACGTTGTTTTCGGCTGCGTAGGCCAGGGCCTTTTGGTGCAAAGCCAGGGACTCGCGATCAACCTCAGTTCCCGGCGGGGCGTTGAACTCCATCACGGGTTCGGGCGTTTCGTCCGGGGTCACGACCGGAGCGGTCGGGTCAAATTCACCAAAGGCTTGAGCCAAAAACTCCAGGTGATACTCAACCGGGGACTTGCCACCCACCGCAAATTCAGGCGAGACGGACTTGGAAAGGGAAGCCAGGAATTCGACTTGATCGGAACGATGGGGCGCTAACTCAGGCCGGCTGCTGGCCAGTTCATCAAAGCGACGGGTCAAGCGCTCGGTTTCCAG